ATATGGTCCTCCTTTATCCGATTCTGGTGAGCACGGGCGTGATGTCCCCGTCGACGGTGGTCACGCTTTTGGGCGCATGAGACCCGCCGTGACGAGAGCGTCGCGCAAGGCCACGTATTCGGCCTTCGTCGGCGTATCGCCGGCCGGGTCGGCCACATACGCGGCCTTCGGGACGGTCGGGATCACGCCCGCGGCGAGCTTGTCGGCCGTGATGCCTCCCGCCAGCATCGCGTTCGTCACACTGCCGTCCGCAGGCGTTGATGAGCCGCCAGCGAACGGGGTGCCATCCGGGTTCCACAGGCGTGCCGGCACGTCCATGGCGGCCGGCTTGTGCTTCTTCCTGTTCGTCTTCTGGACGATGAAGTCCTGGGTGAACGCGCCCATCAGGCACCTTCTTCCGTGGAGGTCTTGAGCACGGCGAACGCCTTGGGGTCGACGACCGCGTAGGAGAACATGGCCTCGGTGCGGTAGGCGATCTGGTTGTGGGCCTTGAGGTCCACGCCGGTCTGGTCGGGGTCGCCGTAGGGGATGATCTCGGACGTGATGTCGCGCACCATGCCCCATTTGATGAGGCTGAAATCGCCCATGATGGCGAGCACGTGGGTGGGCGTCTTGGCCTTGGCCCCGTTGACGGTGGCGCTGGTGGCGGCCTTGATGCCGTCGAGGGTGCCGACCTGCAGGTTGAGCGGGATCTCCGGGTAGTAGCGCATGCCGGTGGCGGGTACGCGGATCTTGCGCAGGCGGGAGGCCCACGTGCGGCTGATGGCGATGCCGTTGATGTCGTAGGTCTCGTTGAGCTGGTCGGCCAGGTTGTCGACGTTGGTGATGTCGTCGTCTCCGGCGGTGACCTGCATGGCGCGGGCCGTGAGCGCGTCGAATCCGGTGAGCGGTCCGCCGGTCTTGGGGTTGATGGCGTGGTAGACGACGTAGTCGAGGGCGCGGCCGATGGCCTCGGCCTGGTCGGCCTGGATGGACTGGATGATTTGGAAGCGGTTGTCCTCGTCGGCCCATTTGAGCTCGCTGGTGACGCGGGTGGTGGTCTGCACCTTGAACGTCTTGCCGCTCACGTAGTTCAGGTCTTGCTCGTAGGAGCTCTTGGTCTGGCCTTCGGCGGTCACGTCGGCCTCGGCGGCGCCGTTGAAGATCATGTATTCCTTGTCGGTGAAGATCTGCGGGCTGCTCGGGGACAGGGCCGCGATGGTCGATGTCTCCTTGACTTTGTTGACGACGGCCGTGGCGACGGTCTTGGGCAGGTGGAGTTTGCTGGTGTCCATTGCCATGATGTTGTTCCTTTCTGGGGGATGATTGCGTTTAGAGGTTGGAGAACAGGTCGTCGGCCCATGCGCGTTCGTCGGCGCCGGCGGCCTTGCCGTCGGGGGTCTTGCCCTGGTTGGGCATGCCCTTGGGCTTGGGGTGCGCGTACTGGTCGATGGCCTTCGCGTTCGCGGTCATGGCCTCGAGCGTGTCGCCGTGCAGCAGCGAGGCGGGCACGCCGGTCTCCTTGGAGACCTGCGCCTTCCACTCGTTCTGCTGTCGTTCCGCCTCGTAGGCGGCGTTGGCGGCTTCGAGTTCCTTGATGCGTTTGGCGGCCTTCTCGGCTTCGGACAGCTGCGAGTCCTTGAACTGTTGCAGTTCCTCGGCGGCCTTGCTGTTGTCCTTGGCGCGCTGCTCCCATTTGCGCGAGTGGGCGCGCTGCTCCTCGAACTTCGCCTTCCAGTCGATGTCCTCGCCGGTGTCGGCCGGGTCTCCCGTTGCGGGGTCGCCGGAGCCGCCTTCGTCCGCGCCGGAATCGATGAGACGAAGGTTGTTGCGGAATCGGCGCCAGTGCGGCATGTCGTGCATGATGGTTCTCCTTTGTGGTTGATGGGGCCCGTTCCGGGCGTAAAAACCACCCGTGCGGGTGGTGTGGAGTGGCGGGTGCAGGATTCGAACCTGCGTGGCGTGATGCAGCCGATTTACAGTCGGCCCCGATCGGCCTCTCTGGCAACCCGCCGTATGGTAGAATCGAGGTAACGGGGATCCCACGTAACCGGCTCTTGAGACCGGCACATAATCCGGGGGGTTATCCCCGTTCTTCTATTTCAATACGATTTGGTGGAATCCTTCCGAGTCGAACACCCACAGCTCTTTGATGTGGGATTCATGACGGGCGTTGTACAGCGACAGTTGGTTGACGAACTTGTCGGGCAGTTTCGTGCTTCCGAAGTCCAGTACGAACACGTCCTTGACAACGCCCTGTTCGACGCCGCCGACGACGGCGTCGTTGATGCGTTGGGCCACGTTCCTGTATTTCAGGCTTGCCGGTGATTTCAGTTCGGCGTCGCATTCGTGGCTCAGCCAGTGGAAGTCGTTGCTGGGCTTGCCATCATGGCTTTTCGGTATCCACTCGTATTCCTCGCCCAGCTTCTGGAACTTCTCGAGGAACACGATCTCGTGCCGTTCGAGGATTTCCCTGCTCGGGTCGACGCCGACGGCGAGCTGGCGCCGGTACCAGGATTCCGCAGTGCCTTTTGGCTCTCCCTTCATTGACAGGAGTCTGACGGACTGCTCCCACGGCATGGTCGGCGTCGGGTAGACGCCGTCCGTGAACGCCATGGGATTGTCCCGGCGCATGCGCTTGAGCTTCTCCCGGTAGTCGCCGCCTCCCTTGCTGGCTTCCTGCCACATGGCGGTGAGCCGTTCGGGGTTGTATCCGGCGAGTGTCTGGCGGCCCCAGCTGGGGACGATCTGGCAGTCGCAGTCCCGGTGGTATTGCATCTCCAAGCCTGCCGAGTCTTCGCTCAGGTAGGTGAAGCCCCGTGAGGCGAGCATGGTGCAGAACGCGCATGTCCTTGCTCCACGCGGCACTCTGGCCCATCGTGGTTTCGACGGGTCGATGCGCATGTTGCGTTGGGTGGTCAGGCGTGCGGAGGCGTTGACCATGTCGGCGACGAACTGCATCGCGTCATCCGGGTTGCCCAGATCGGGCCACAGGTCGTCGATCGTGAGTCCCGCGCGCGACTGCCCGTTCTTGACCTGCGTGTAGGTCAGGCCGTTGTAGTCGGTGTTGTTGAAGCCGCCCTGCATCTGCCAGAGGGCGCGGTCGGGGTCGATGAGCTGTGTGTGGTCGAAGTCGTCGAGCCGGACGCCCGCGTATTCGCTCCACAGGCCGCGCACGGTGTCGTAGTATTCGTTCGCCAGCTGGGAGGCGTCTCGGGAGAAGTCGCGGATCGCGTCCTTGACGTTCAAAGGGTCGCGGTCGACCATGTTCTCGATGACGTCGGCCGCGCTCTCCCTGAGGTTGTCAAGGTCGGTCTGGTAGTCCCTGTACGCCCTGTCCAACAGCGGCTGCAGTTCCGGCGGGGCCTTCGGATTCGCTGCCATCAGCCGCCTCCGTGTCCTGCGGGTTCATCCGCTGCTGTCTGAGCTGGTCGATGTTCCGTTGCGCCTTCATCCGCTGCTGGTAGGCGCGGAACGATTGGAGCTCGCCGGCCGTGAGTCCGAGCTTGGCCAGTCCCACGTCGGAATCCGCCCAGTTGCCGTTCACGCCGGCGACCTTCGTGTAGTAGTCGGCGCGCGCCGCGTCGCTTACTTCGCGGGTCGGCGCCCACAGGGGGCGGATGCCGGTCAGGTCGGGCGGCTGCGGGCTGTTGTCGCGCAATTGCACGGCCATGCCCATGGCGTTGAGGAGCTGGCGGGAGAACATGCGGTTCTGCCGGTTCGCGGTTCGCGTCAGCTGGTTCTCGGCGGCGGCGAGCGCTTCGGCGCTGGTGGGGTTGGCCAGTCGTATGCCGAGTTGTTCGGGCGGGATGTCGGTTTCGGCCGAGGCGAGCATGGCGATGGTTTCGAGCATGTCGCCGTGGGGTTGCATCGATGCCTGGGAGACCTGTTTGAGTTCGGGGATGTCGCCGTTGATGTCGCGGCTGACCGCGTTGATGCTGCTGACGAGCGCGCTCCACGTGTCCTGTTGGAAGGATTCGCGGCTCAGGCCGAGGAACCAGATTTTGGGCACCGAGTAGAATTCGGCGGACGCTTCCATGCGGACCATGGTGCGCATGGCCATGTCGGTCAGGTTCATCAGGGCCCGGTTGATGCGTGAGCGGCCAAAGGGGCGGTCCATCTGCTTGTCGTAGACGATGGGCACCACGGCCACGCGGTCGAGCCGGTTGTATTGGGGTTCCGCTTCCCACCCGTATCCGGTTTTCATGCAGGCGTAGTTGCGGCCGGGCAGCCATGCGTTGAACGCGGTGATGTTGCCCCATTTGTCGCTGTCGGTGATGGTCAGCGCGGCTTTGATGCGTCGGCGTTCGTTGTCCCATAGTGCGGCGGACCAGTCGGCCGAGCGCGGGGTGATGAGGATGCGCTCGTTGTCGTCCGGGTCGTAGTCGATGGTCAGGAAGCTGCAGGAGTGCTTGTAGCAGCTGATGACGGCCTCGCTCATGTCGGTTTCGAGCTCGTTCATGCGCATGATCTCGTCGATGCCGTGGTTGTCGGCCCCGGCGGCGGTCTCGAATCCCTCGAACACGCTCTTGTCGGCGAGCGCGCGCACGCTTTTCTGTGGCCAGCCGACCACGACGCCGGCTTTCTGGGCGACGATGTTCGGGATGCTGATGCCGAGGTTGTTGAATCGTTGCTTGGCGTCGTAGAACGCGGAGCGCAGCAGGTTGCGCGGGTATTTGGCGCGCCAGAGTTCCAGTAGGCGGGTGATGTCGGCCATGTCGTTGTCGGGCACGTTGGCGATGTGTGTCACGGACGAGGAGCCGGTGGACAGGTAGGGGTTGCCGAAGCTGATGGATTGTTCGCTCATCCGATCATGACCTCCTGTACTCGGTCCGGGTCTCGTTTGGTTATGGTGGTGCCGTAGAGGGCGAGCGTGCATGCCACGAGCGGGCTTATGTCGATGTCGCTGCCCATCGGGTTCCATCCGACGGCGCCGGATTTGCCGATGCTGCGTGTGGTGGCGTTGGCCACGGCCGTGGCGAGCGCCGGTGCTTTGTCGTCCGGCAGGTGGGTGAGTTTGCCGTCTCTGAGCATGTCGAGGAATTTGCCGCAGGCGCGGCCCATGTCGCTGTAGTTGGTGACGATGACTTTCACGTGCCGGGCTTTGAGGTCGGCCAGCAGGCTCATGGCGGGTGATTGCGAGTCGATGACCACGCTTGCTGTGCGCGGCCAGTGGTCGGCGATGTAGTCGACCGCCCATTGGGTGCCTTTGGATTGGGTGGACTCGAAGCGGCGCAGTTCGATGTGCGCGGTGCCGTCCCTGTGGTTGACGGCGCCGCCGATGGCCAGCGAGCTGCGGTCGGGTTTCATGTCGAGCGCGTAGCCGATCAGTCCTTTGATGTTGGGTGTGCCGGTGGCGGCTTTCGTCCATTGTTCGGGGTTGATGGCCTGGCTGGTGGTGGTCTCGTCCCAGATGCCCAGTGCCTCGCGGCGGAAGCTGTCCTTGCCGAGCTGGCGTTGCATGCGCAGCATGCTGGTTTCGCTGGTGCGGCGCGGGAAGCTCGGGTTGGCTTTCCTCCATTGGGCGCGGTCGTCGCTGTCGGCGTCGCGGTCGGCGGAGAATTCCACGTAGAGCATGTCGTCCTCGCCGGCGAGCGCCTGGCGGCGGCGTTCCGTGAACGCTTCGCCGGGGTCGGCGGGGCGCGGTGGGGTGCCGATGTAGAGGACGAGCGCGTTGGGGCTGGTGTTGGTGGCGGGCACCATGTCGCTGATGGCCTGTTCGGTCAGGATCTGTGCTTCGTCGAACACGATGATGTCTACGGCGTCGTTGCCTCGGGCGAAGCCCTGGGCTCGTGCGCCGAACAGTATCTTGCTGCCGTTGGCGAAGGTGATTTCCTGCATGCCGTTGCCGCCGCGCACGCCGTCGGTGCGGCCGGAGTGGTCGAGGTATCCGATGAGCGCGGGGTTGCGTACCAGGGTGCGCACGTGGTCGAACGTGTTGCTGTTGGTGCGGTTGTGGTGTGCGGTCCAGATGACGGTCAAGTCGGGGATGAGCGTGCACAGGATGACCACGAGGCTGGAGACGGTGAAGGTCTTGCCGGTCTGGCGGCAGATGCTCAACACCACGCCGCCGACGGACGCGGCGAACGTGCCGTCTGCTCTTCGGCCGAGGATGAGCGTCAGCAGTCCCTGCTGCCAGCGGTCGTAGCGGATGCCGCATGCTTTGGCGCGCTTGTTGACCTTGGGGAACATGCTGGTGACGATGCCGGAGGGCATGACGATGTGGCGTGCGACCTCAGATAGCTTCGGGTCGGAATTCTCCGTCATCGTCGTCGTCCTCCGGATCTTCTTGCGTCGTCATGCCTTGTGCGGGGTTGCCTTCGAGCCGTTCGATTTCGCGGGTCAGGGCGAGCAGCTGCTTGCTGATGCCGGTCAGGCTGCCCGGCGGGGTGCCGGCGCTGAACATGGCTTCCTTGAGCCGGGCCTGCGTGCGTTTGAGCACGCTCACGTAGTCCTCGGGCCCGTCGTTCATCATCGCCTCGAAATCGGCGGCGGTGAGGGCGTCCATCGCCTCTGGCTCATGTTCCGCGTCACCGGCCGGGGCGGGAGGGGTGGTGACGCGGCTCATGCGCTTGGCCTTGCGGTAGGCGCGCTGCTTGCATTTGGCCGAACAGTATTTCGCTTTCTTTCCACGGCCGGACGGGGTGAACGGCTGGCCGCATTCCTCGCAGATCACCGCGCTCACCTCCAAAAAAAACGTAACGGGATAACGTAACGGCCGTCCAAGGCGTTACGTTTTGACATGCCGGGGAGATATCGGCCCTGCGCCCGAGGGGGCTTCGACCGGGGCGGACGGGTCTCCTCCCCACGTCACCAGTCGCCGCTCGTGGTCAACGGCATCGAGGTGGCTCTCAGGTCGGCCGTGTGCCCCTGTTCGAATGTTTGTTTGATGTGTTCGCGCGCCCACGCGACGCTGTGGTTGGAGCGGACGCGGTTGCACCAGCGGTGCGCGAGCCGGCAGTTGGAGAACAGGTAGGGCGAGCCGCCCTTGCTGACCGGGATGATCTCGTCCACCTCGGGCGAGCCCGGCAATCCCGGCGGCAATGATTTGTCCACGGGCCGGCCGCACAGGTGGCACGTGTCGTAGGCCGCCAGCACGCGGGCCACGACCTGCTGGCGTCGCCAGCCATTGGCATGACGGGTGTTGCCCCGGCGGCCGCTCATAACCCGGCCTTGTCGCACGACCGCTGCCAGGCGTCCACGAACGCCTGCACGGCCCGGCGCATGACCGGTTCGAGGGGGTCGACCACGAGATGGCCGGACGGGGTGACGCTCACGGGCACGGGCAGGGCGTCGATGTCGCCGAGGGTGTTCCCCTTGCACGTGATCCGCAGGCTGATGGTCGGCATGCCCGGCATTGTCATGGCGTCATCGCCTCACAATCAAATGAAAAGAGTGGCGGGGCGAACATCACCGGCGCTTTGGACGTGCCGGCGGAGTACTCTCGCCCCATGCAATGCGGTCAGATACGCGAAAACCCAGCCACGTGAGCTGGGTTTTTCGACACTTCTGCCACTGCAATCATCGGTTACAGTGACAATTTTGTCAAGCCGCTCCGCCGATCACGAGTCGGTACACGTCGCAATAGGCGAGGCCCTGAGGGCTGGAGGGCAGCTTGCCTCGGTTGACCCACACGTTGAGCGTACCCCTACGCACCGGTATCCCTGCATCCGTGAACGCCTTGGCTATCTCAGCCGCCGACCCTCGCCTGGAATCATCCCAACACAACGTCTTGAGCCTACGCAGTTTGACCGTCTGCGCTCGCTGTTCCCGTCCGCACACGGGACAGGTAACCCACTGGTCTGCCGCGCCTGCGGTGAGCATCGTGGCGCACAGCTCGCACGTGCCGATCTCGCGTCGCTGCTCTGGCGGATCCAACGTGAGGTCGATTTTCCGGGCGATGCCGTTGATGGTCGCCATGTAGAAGCCGGCATCCGCGAACGTGGCGAGCCTGGGATGGCCCGCACAGTCGATAAGCGTGGCCTCGAGGTCCTCCATGCGTGGATCCTTGTGCCAATCCAAGGCATCGATGACATCCAAGCAACGCCACAGTTCGCGCGCCGTCGCATCGAGCATGTCCAGCAGGTCGAGCACGTCAAGCCTGATAGGAGTCGGGGGAGTGGCCGTCTGGATCCTGACGGGCGCGTGCCCGCCCGGATGCAGGGTCGCGTCCAGCGAGTCGTGCAACGGCGTGACGTCGCGCGCGAGTCGCAGGAGCGTGCCGGCGAAGCGCAGCTCGCACGCCGTGCACAGCGCGTACCCGTTTTCGATTATGGTGTTGCAGTTCTGGCAGTTCACGAAACCCCTCCACATCGGCTAAACTGGTTGCTTGCTGACATGCCCTCCGCCTCGTGTGGAGGGTTTCGTTTTTATCTGGTATTTCAGTTCATTCCTCGAACAGCGGCGGTTCGATGAACTCGACCTTGCATGGCGGTTTCGGCCGACCGTCGCCCTCGCGGATGATCGCGCGCACCTCCTCCAACGGCAGACCCAATTGACGGGCCGTATCCGTCGCGCCGTAGCCGCGCCCGTGCCATGCGAGCACCTTGTCGCGTATCGCCTGACTCGTCACTTCGCAACACCTCCCGTATGCGGATCAATCAAGTCGCATGACATGGCATCGACGCGCTCGCCGGTTCGAGCCTCGATGCATAGGCGGCGAACGTCGCCCGTGGTCTCCACCTGCTGCACGATGCGCTGGCTGGGGCCGGTGTCCATCGCGGCGTACGCGGCCAGGCCGATGGCGGATACGATGGCGAGTGCCAGTATCGCGATGATGATGGTGAACAGGAGTCCGATGGTGGATTCCACCGACCAGCTTTCGCGCCTCATCGGGTGCCTCCGGCGAGCGCGCTATAAAAACCGGTGGTGATTAATGTAGTTCTGTGGTGGACTAATGTAGTTTTTTTCATGGTCGTATTTCCTTGAGTACGTTGATGGAGCGGAAGAGTTCGGTGTTGAGTGTGGGGTTTCCGTTGGCGTCCGGTTTGATGACGGTGGCGAGATTGTCGGCGTCGGTGAGTGTCCACCAGCCGTTCTGCATGAAGCAGGAGAGATAGCCGTCCAGTGTTTGGCCTCTCCTCGTGAGTCCGATGAACCGGTGCAGGTCAAGCTCTCCCGGCGTGGAATGCCGCCAGTCGATGCTTTCGCTCACGTTCATTCCTCCGGCTCCTGTGATTCGTTGTAGAAGTCTTTGGGAGTGATGGTCACGCTGATCTGGCATCCGGCGGCGAGCGCCGCGTCGATGATGTCGGTGAGGGTTGTGTTCTCGTTCATTGTTGTTCCTTCGTTTTCATGGCGTTGACAGCTGCGAGCGCCTTTTTGGCCGCGTGCAGCCATGCCTGTTTGGAGACTTCGCTGACGGCGTCCCAGTTGGTGGGGCCGGGTGTGTCCTCGAAGAACCCTCGAGCGCAGGTCTCGATCTCCTCGTCCGTGGGCTCGTCCGAGTTGAGTTCGTTTTCGATGCTGATGGCCAGGTTGAGCGCCTTGTCCCAGCCGGCCTGGTAGCCGACGACGAACGCTTCGGCGGCTGACTCGTTGCCCAGTCCCGCGTCGGCGAGCGCCGTCAATGCCTGTTGGGTGAGGTCACTCATCGTCGTCCTCCACGATGGTGGGTTCTCCGCTGGTCTCGTACATGGTTTTGGCCACTGCCTTGAGGTTGCGGCGGTCCTTATCCGCTTGCTGGAAACGGTGCAGGATGCTCACGCCCTCCAGCACGCAGGCGCTCGCCAATGCGTCGGTGAGCTGTTCCTGTGTGAAGATTCTTGCCGTGTGGCTCATAGTGGTCTCCTTCTGGGTGTGCAGTGCTGGTGGACAGGTTGGTCGTCTTCCATCCACTGGTTCTGGTTGTTGAGCCAGTGTTTGACGCAGCGGGTGTGGTTGTCGGGCACTGGTTTGCGGCACAGGATGCAGCGTGGCTTCAGCATGGTCTGGTCTCCTTGGGGTCCATGAGGGTGAGGTAGTGCCGGTATTCCGTGATGTCCCTGTCCAGGCAGTCGTGGACGCGGTGCGTGGGCTTGGCCCTGTGCGTGTAGGGGCCTCGGCCGAGCGTCTTGGCTGTGAGGCGCAGTGCGGTCAGGTCGAGTGCCCGGTAGGAGAGTAGGTCGTCGATGCGTTCCGCGGTTGCGCAGAATCTGAGGATTATGGGCAGGTCGAAGCGTTGGATGTTCGTGCCTGCGGGGTGCAGCGTGTACATGCCGCTCATGTCCTTGATGAATCTCACGGTCTTCCGTGCGATTGCCTCGGGCGAGCAGCGGACGGGGTCGCTGGTCTCGCATTGGGCGAGCAGACCGTTGTTCAGATGCAGGTCCAGGGCGGGCAGTTGCGCGGAGAGCATGGTCTCCCGGCTGATGTGGACGACCGCTTCGAGGAGCGCGTGCTCTCGCATCGCGTCCAATGTGGTGCAGCGCAACCCAATCTCCAGTATCGAACACTTGTTCGCATCTAATCCGGTGGTTTCCACGTCCATCCACAGCAAAGCGTCTGGTTTTTCGGGGCTCATAGTTCCTCCCCGTGGTCGGCGAGCGCGTCGGCGATGGCTTCGCGGATGATCCGGTGTTCGGCGAGGGTGAAGCCTTGGGGGATGATGATGGTTCTGGTGCCTACGGGTGTGTCGGGTGGGATGAGCATGGTCACGCTGGTGGAGTCGTCGCGTAGCGTGAAGTCCACGTTGTCGATGACGCCGGTGACGCAGGCCGTGTTGTAGGTGTTGGGGTTGGTCATTGTTGGTTCCTTTCGTGTTCGATGAGGCGGTCGAGGCAGGTGAGAGCCGAGTCGGGGAAGCCTTGCCGGAGTTTCGCCCATGTGTGCGCTTCGGCGTCGGGGATGGTGGGATCGTTGGCGAGGGTGTCGAGGATGGCGTGTTGTTGGCGTGTCCATGCGATCTTCTCGTCGTGGTCGATGACGCGGCAGAGGTACCATCGGGCTTTTTCGAGGTCTTCGACGGGTCGGCCCTTGCTGTGGTAGCGCCAGAGGTATTTGATGGCGTTGCCGAGGCAGAAGCTGGTGTCGGCGGTCAGTTCGATGCACTCCATGCCCGGGTGCGAGCGTGTGTAGTGGTTTGGTGAGTTGACGGGGTCGTTGGCCCAT